TGCGGCGTCGTAGAAAGCCTGGAGGTTTTCCTGGATCTTCTTGGCAGACCAGACGCGGGGGAAGTAGCCATCACCGGCGTCGCCGATGTCCATGCCGGCCTTACGCTGGTAGTTCAGCAAATCCCTCATCATGCTGCGGAAATCAAGGACGGCCTGTCCAAGGTCGCCGGAGGGCAGAGGGTCAAGGCCGATGACGTAGCGGCGGAACTGCTTGTCCCATTCCTTGCGCTGGTCTGCGTTCATCTTCGCGAATTCGTTGGCGAATCGGTTGATGATATTGGAATACTGGTTGGAGAACTGCGCGCGGATCTGCTTGATGCGCTGCGGAATCGAATTGCGGACTGCTTCCGTGACAGGCTTGCCGTCCGGACCGATGGTCGTGACTTCGGCGTCTGCGTCCGGTCCGGCCTTGGTGAAGATGAAATTCGCCAGCTTACGCATGGTAGGCGAATTGGGATTCTGGGAGACATGCTCCCACATCTTGTCAGCACGGCTGTCCAAGAATCGCATGGTGACGATGGACATCGGGAACCTGGCGATAACCTTGGCGCGATTCCAGATGTCCTTCATCTGCTGCTTGCTCATCTTGCCGGCCATGCTCTTCGCCCACGCGCCGAACTTAATGCCGGTCTTGACGATAAGCTTTGAGATACGGTAAGCCCATGCGGACAAAGCCTGCGGATTAAGGGAAAGAAGCCTGTTGCTAGGCTTATCCGGGTCGCCCAACACGTCGCGTTCCCATTCATCCAGAAGCTTGGTGATGCGTTCCTTGAGCGTAGCAGGGTCGCCCTGTGAGGCGGCCTTGATGTCGGCTGCCAGTTTCTGCGAGATGGGATCAATAGGTACGCTCGTTTCGATAGTAGGACTATAAAGTCCGTTCCAATCAACCTTGTCCGGATCAATCTTACGGAAGTCATCAACGGACATCTCATCGCCATTGTAGGTTACCTTCGTAGAACCTTTACCGAATACCTTCTCTCGGATGATAAGCGGTACGCTTTCAGAATTGGCAAGATCACCGGTAAGTCGGGTAGCGCCAAGTCGTCGAAGACGCTCTCCTGCTTCTGCATAAAGGATCGTTCCATAGCCTTTGTTCTGCTCTTCATCCGCAATACGCGACTCACCGATTTTGGCGGTTGAAGAACGTTCATCAAATTCTACTTCAATCCTTCCGATTCTCTGTCCGTTGCGCATCAGTCGAGCAACGTATCCGCTGAACTTTTCCTCATCAACGAATTCAAAATCAACCGACAGAGATTTCCTGTCTTTATTTGAAAGTTTCTCGTCTGAAATAGCAGACACGAATCCTCTCTTTGCCAGACCGGAGTCTCGGTGGTTGGCTACGTCGCCATCAGGGGTTACCACAGCACCCTTCATGTTCTTCCTTACAGGAGAGCGAAGAACAGGTCCTCTGTCTTGGCGGCTGATTCCCATTTCAGCTCTTTCGCTGTTATCGGCTTGGAAGTCATATACGTCGAAGTCGCTAGGATCGAGTTTGATACCAGTCTCCTTTGCGAAAATTTTAGCAGCATGTTCCTTCATTGTTTTAATGTACGAAGGATTCATTCGTCTGTTGGGATCACCAGTACCGTCATTATATCCAACTTCTGCCTCACCTACGCGCCAAACTCCGATGGAAATTCGTCCCTTTTCTACGACCTTTCCATTCTTAACGATAGGAGGTTCCATGCGGCCTTGCAGACTTCCGATGTCACCAAATGGATCGATTTTATCATCCGGGAAAATGTCCATCTCGGTCATCCACATATCGTGGGTGATTGGTGACTCTTCTCCTGTTTCAGAGTCTTCTACAAGCTGATCTTTGATGGTGGCGACTTCGTTGGTATTACCATCAATGACATAAAGAACGCTTCCTTTTCTTCCTCCATAGTCTCGATCCAAAGGAGTCTCATCAGCATCTCGGTCTTTCTTCTTTGTTTTACCGATAATGTAATGACCGATGGCGAAGAAACTGGGAAGCTTCGATTGATCGCGAATCGGAAGTCCGTCAGTTCCAAGTTTCTGGCCAGGGCGAACCTTCTTGAAGTAGTTTTCCGGGTCGGCTTCGTTGATTGGAGATTCAGCCGTGAAAGACCTGCCGCTCAACTCTGCTTCAAAGCCTGCGTTTTCTCCAGGCTTCAGAGTACGCTCCGATTCATTGATTCGCTGGACGGCGGATACTGCTTCACCGAACAGGCTGTTCATGTCAGCGTCAGAGAATCCGAAGATACGCTTGAACGCATTGATGACCTTCTTGAAAAGGCTTCCACCTTCAGAAGAAGGAATCTTCTTCAAGGCGTCCATAACGTCTTGGTCGATCATTACTCCGGGGAAGAATTCCCAGAATTCCATAGTCCGGTATCTAACTTCAGATCCGGTTGCCTCACCCTTTTGCTCAAGCTCTCGTAGTTTCAACCATGCTTCGCATACGGTCCTAAAGTCCTTGTTCTTTCCGGACTTAACATATTCGCGCGCGACTTCGACCTGCGCGTCGCGGCGGTCGCCGTTGTTAATGAAACGCTTCTTTCCGAAACTAGAAATAGGCTTCTTCTTTAGGGCTTCAGACATCATAGCCCTAAAATCAGCAGGTGCTTTTGTTACAGTCAGAGCGTGGATAATTTCTTCCAATGAAATCTTCTCAACCTCGCCGGCGTCTCCGACGTTGATTCGCTCCGGTCCAGTACCAGCTCTTTCAAAATCCTCATCGAAATTAAGGTAATAAGTACCTCCATCGGAGTCATACTCGACGTTGACCGGAAGGTCTAGGGTGGCGCTGTCGGAGCGAAGCAGAATCTTTGCTAGAGGGGCATATCTTCCGTTAAGGTCGATGATATGCTGTAGGGTTTCCCTAACCGTCTTTCCTCCTTCACGAAGGAAGTCAGCAAGATCAGCATCGATAAGACCATTCAAGTATTCGCGGTCTTTAGGAGCGTTTCTAGCCGTGCTTGCAGGACCTTGGTCGCCAGTCTGTTCCTGTGTAGGAGCGGCCTGCGTCTCTTCGTAGTCGTAGGTCTGGTCGCCGGCGGTCGGGTCGATGGGGGCGACGTTCGGATCTACAGGGGCATTAGGCTTTGCGGCCGGCTGACCGGACAGGATGCGTTCAATCTTCTCTTTGTTCTGGGCGATTCGGTCATCCAGGTTCTTGGGCTTTCGACCTTCCTTGATAGCCTTCTCGCGCGCCTTCTGGTCGTTGATGACCTTGTTGTGCAGTTGGCGGACGTCCTGCTTGAGGTTGCGGTTGAGGGCGTCGAAGCGGCGGTCGTTGCGAGGATCTGCGGCGACAGGCGTACCAGACGGCTGGACCGGCGGGGTAGGCGCGCCGGACTTTTCCTTGCCCTTTAGGGCGGCCAGTCCTTGGCGAAGACCTTCGACGATAGAAGGACGCTTCGGCTTTGCCTCTGGAGCGGGGGTAGCAGGGGCGGGAGTGGTAGGAGCAGGGGTAGGAGCAGGAGCGGGCGTAGCGTCAGCCGTAGGGGCTGGAGCAGGGGCAGGGGTTGCCTGCGGAGCGGGAGTGGGGGCAGGGGTTGCGTCAGCCTGGGGGGCAGGAGCAGGGGCTGCTTGTGCGGTAGGTGCAGGCGTAGTCTGCGGGGCAGGGGCGGCTTGAGGAGCAGGAGTAGCCGTGGCAGCAGGTGCAGGGTCGCCGAGAAGCTGGGCGATGTTGGCTTTGATCTTCTCAATCTGCTTCTCCTTCTTTTCCGTCTTGTAGTTCTTCGCCTTCATGTCCGCCAGTTTCTGCTGTTGCTCTAGGAGGAACTGGTAGGCGCGGCGAAGGTCTTCCTTGACGCTACGACGCAGGTCGTCGAATCGAGGGTCGTTGCGAGGGTCGCCTCCGTCGTAGGCAGGGGCAGGGGCTGCTGCCGGGGGTGGCGTAGGACCAGGAGGGACAGGGGTAGGCGAGGGAGCAGGGGCAGGAGCGGGGGTAGACTGGGCGGCAGGAGCAGGAACGGCGGTGGGGGCAGGAGCGGCAGGGGCAGACTGTGATGCTCCTCCTTTGGAGGCAGCCTCCAGTTGCGCGGTGATGTCAGCCACCTGGGTGGTGGCTGCGTCATAGCCAGCGTTGGTTGAATCTAGAAGGGATTGGGCTGCTTGGGCTGCCGCAATCTTTGCGGGATTCTCTGGATCATCCTGGAGGGCTGCATTGGCAGCCTCTACTTCAAACTCTGCCTTTGCCCTGGCTGCTTCATACTTTGACAGCAATTCCCTGGATGCATTCAGTTGTTGCTCTAGCGCGGTCGTATCGACTGCCGGTGCGGCAGCAGGGGCAGGGGCAGGGGTTGCGTTTGTAGCGGTTGCTGGGGCGGCCGGAGCAGGAGCAGCAGTCGCAGGAGCCGGCGCGGGAGTAGCCGGAGCGGGGGCAGGAGGAACGACTTCGCCGGCGATAGGAGCAGGAGCCGTAGGTGCAACAGGGGCTGCCGGCGCAGGAGTAGGAGCGGCAGGCGTCGGGGCGGCAGGAGGAGGCTGGGTAGCACCACTAGCAGCAGGGGCGACAGGAGCGGTGGAAATCGGAATGCCAAGACCGACGGTGTTGAGGCGATCAGCATTCTGCTGTGCGGTCTGTTGAGCGGATACGGTTCCGGCAAGAGTGTTGCCGCCGATGTCTTCCGTACCACCCATAGCGGCACCGAGCAACGCAGACAGAAGGTAATCCTGCGAGCGACCCATGTCGCCCTTGGCGACATTTCCGATGAAGGTAGTACCGACTTCTTCAAAGGCTTCCTTGCCTCGTCCGATGATCGCGCGGGCAAGCCACTTCTTTCCGCCAGGCAACGCTTCCATCGCGCCGCCTAGACCAGTCACGGCAAGACCTTCGACGTTGGCTTCAAACTGGGCGTCCTTCTTTGCCTTGGCGTATTCCTGGTCGAAGTTTTCCGGATTCTTATTGGCGGCAGCAACCCACCCATCGACGTCGGCAAGGACATCGACTCCATTGGCTTCACCCCAATTGACCAACTTCTCAAGCAGGTTGCCGTCATAGGCGTCCTTGGCCGTAGACATACCGGCACCGATAAGGCCGCCCCACTTGATTGCAGAAGGACCAGCACCACCGCGTCGAGCTGCGGCAGCCATTACGGCGGCAGCAACAGCACCCTTTGCAGTTCCGGTGAGCGATCCACCGAATCCTTCGGCTGCGATATCCAGAGGGGAAGAAACAATAGCCTTCGTAGACTCCCAGAAACCTTTAGCCTTTTCAAGGTTAGCCATGCCCTTGGTCGTACCTTGTACGCCCTTGAGGGCTTCATTGGTATCCTTGACAAGTAGCTTTAGCTTGCCGATTTCATCGTCTAGCCTCAATCCAATTGATTCTCGGCTCACAGGATTGCCATTAAGGGTTCCCACAGGAGAAACTTTAAATCCGAATAGACTGCCAAGATCCTTTAGTTCTTCGTACTCTTCGTTGCTCAAACCGCTAAAAGCGGTTTTCATACGAAGCCTTCCCAAAAGTTCTTCAAACCTAGACTCTAGGGCAGGTGCGCCTCCCTGTGCGTAAACATTCTTGGCGTTCAGTCGTCGAGCAAGACCCTTGTAAAGGTCGGACTGGGTCGAACCAAGCCAAGAGCGGGCGAATGAATCCCCGACGGCGTCGAAGAACGGCTTGATGACAGGATCCTTTGGTCGGGTAGCACCAGTCGTGGTGTTGCCCATGCGAAGGCGTGGCTGCTGAAGGTCAGCCATGCCAGGGGCTTCGATGTCCTGTCCGAGCTGCCGGCCTGCGCCAATCAGTTCCTTAATCAGTTCCTGCTTCTTCGCTTCCTTTACCGGATCGACGACTGGTTCATTCGGAGTAGCGGCCTTGAATGCGTCAGATACCGACGGAGCGGTGGCGACCGGAGCAGGCTGCTCTACGGCGACGACTGGTTCTTTGACGACAGGCGGCTGGACAACCTGTTCGGGAACGGATGCAGGCTTGTCCTGCTCCCAAAAGTTAACCTTCGGTTTAGTATCTTGATTGGGCTGTGCTGGCTTGTCCTTGTCCCAGAAATTGCTCATTACTCCTTTGTACGGACCGTTCCATCTGGAGCAACATAAACAGCACCCTTTGGCAACTTGGCGTAAGCCTCACGACCAGCCGCATCATCAGTCAATCTCGGAGCATCGGCAGGAGCTGGTGCAGGAGCGGGAGCTGGTGCAGGAGCGGGAGCTGGTGCAGGAGCGATAGCCGGAGCGGCACCAGGGGCTGCGCCGGCGGCGACCGCGTCAGCCAGGTCAGACGGAGCGGTGAAGCCTTCAAAAGTAACCTTTCCGTCCGGAGCGGTACGAAGACCGAAGAACGAAGTCTTCTGGCCGCGAACCATCTTCCCGGTCAAACCATGGTCCTTTTCTGACTTCGCCAAGGCCAGGCCGAAGTCGTCGCCTCGACGCATGTACTCAAGCGCGCGGTCCGACAGGGACTTCTTCTGGAGCGGGTCAACTTTCTCCCATTGGTTGGCATTACCAAGATTTTCCGAGAAGTCCCTGGCGTAGTGGTTTTCGATGGACCGGTAAAGGGTAGCTTCGGCCTGGGCCTTCTTGACCGGATCGCCGAGTAGGGCGACCTGCCCACGGATTGCATCAAGGTTAATGAGCGAATTCGTACGATTGATTCGGGCGGCAGACTCTTCGTTGAATCCTGCGGTCTTGGCCTTGATATTCTCAATCAGCGCGTCGTTCTTATCCTTCGCAAGACCATTCATAAACTCGATGGCCTGCGTACGAGAAAGGGTAAGAAGGTCGCGGTTTGCACCCTTGTTTACCAAGTCGTCAATCTGGGCGTCGGTAAGACGCGCGCGGTCAGCGATCTGCGCCTCGCTCAAGTTCTTGATAGCCGTAGCCTGGGTGTTGATCTTGTTGACGTTTGCTCCCGCGACGTCGGTCTTCGCCTGTCCGCCGGCAAGGGAACTCTGACCCTGCGGATTAACGTCCAGAACCTTGAAGGTCTTGTTGGCCGGATCCCAAACATAGGTGTTTCCACCCTCGTTCTTGACGCCTTGACCAAATACGGCAGCAAGGCTTGGGTCAATCTTACCAGTAGCCGGGTCGGTTACTGCGGCGTAGGTTGTGTCACCTTCGGCGAAGTTCTTCCACGAACCTGGATCGGTAAGGGCAAGACCCTGGCGGTAGTCACCACCAGCGATCAGCGCACCACCGCGAAGCGTATTAATGCCCTTGCCAAAGGAAGACAACGAGTTGTCGCGGGTGATGCGAGCGGCTGCAATCTCTGCCGGCGAGTATCCGGCGGCAGCAAGGTATGCGTCACTAAAGGCAGCGTTTTGATCTTCTACGCCGGCGGCGCGGGCGTTGTTGTAACGAGCGGAAGAAAGCACAGCAGCACCTTTGGCTTCCGCCTCCGGATTGAAAAGGTTAGCAACATTCTCGGTAGCCTTCGCCCAGTAAGGGTCGCCTTGGACGTTTACGCGATTCATTAGATTTTAAAAGGTTTGATTGCAGGGACGGTAATCGGTGTGGTCTGAAGTCCAATTGGGTTACCAAAGATATCAACAGGTCCGTCACGAAGCAGAAGGTTGCCATAATTGACTCCAAGTTTAGTTCCACCAGCGGCGACCGGAGCGGCAGACGCGACAGTACCAGCGGTGTCTGCCACAGTCTTTGGATCCCACCACCCAGCACCAGCACCCATGCCAACGACAGACCCTGCCGTAGACAGAACGGTTCCGAGTGTCTTTAGGTTGTCCCCCTTGCGGGAAGCGGCTTCCAGTTCGATGGGTAGTACGTTGGACGAACCACGCATGAAGTTGCCGACTGTGTTTAGTTGCTGACCTGCACGGATGTTGTTGATCGCGTTTTGGAAAGTGATGTCGTTGAAAGACAGAAGGTCGGCCTTTGCTCGCCCTTGCTGTGTTGCGTAGCCTAGGTTCTTATTTCTGGCTACGTCTTCCTCCGTTGCCATTACCTGGTTGATAGACTGGTCGCCAGCGATGTTCTCACCAACAGCTTCAACTGGAGCGCGAACTTCTCCGACAGCAGCGTCGGCGTCGGCAGCTCGCTTGGCGGCGGCTTCCTTCATTCCGACATCAGTAGCGTCCTTGCCGGACTTATTAAGGGATTCGGCGACTACGGAGTCGGCTTGATCCTGGAATCCTTTCTGGCGGATGCTTTCAGCCGTACGCGCGCCAGCCATAGCCTTTGCGGCGCGACGAGCGCCGGCAGCCTGGGCGGCAGATCCTGCCGCCGTAAGAGCTAGTGCGATGGCAACAGGGTAGCACATTAACGAAGGGGGACGTTTAGGTTGCGGAAGTCACCAGGGCCGCCGACTTCTTCGTACTGACCTGGCTTGATGCCAAGGATTTCTCCGACAGTAGGTGAACGCTGGATTCGCTGAATGGGCTGCATCGGAGCGTATTCCTTACGCATCATGTGCTGGGGAATGCTTTGGATGCTGTCGCTCATCACCGGACCTTCTTCGTCGAATTCTGCGCGGCTGATAGGAACGACTTGCATTTCCCTGGGCGGACCAACCTGGCGGGTTACCTGTCCGGTACGAGGATCAAATAGTTCAGAAATCTGTTGAGCGGTCGCCCCGAATTTATTGTATCGAGGATCGTTTTGACGAGGGTCAAACTGCGGTGCAGACTGACCCATGGCGGCGCCAACCTGCCCTGCGGCCATAGCATCCTGGGGGTTAACCTGCTGACCGGGGATGATACCGGCAGCTTGCGCGCCTGCGATGGCCTGTTGAATTTGAGGAGTACACATAATATTAAGATCCAGAACCGACGACGCGGTTTTGTTTAGAACCAAGACCGACGAATTCACGGAAGGGTTTTAGGCCAGGACCGCCAGAGTAGTAACCGGCGTTCTGGGCGGCGGACAGAAGTCCGGTTGTATTGGCGAACAAGTTGGCAACAGGGTTGAAAGCCTGCTGCTGCTCCAGGATGCCGGCGGAACGCAGGGCGTTCTGGGCAGCCATCTCCGGATCTGCGGTCATATTGACCTGTGAGATAAGGGAGTTGCGCTGGTCTTCAACGGCTTGGCGAGCCTTCGTCGCTTCCGTGGTAGCACCTTCAGCCAGGGTCTGTCGGGCAAGGGCGTTGTCACGCATCAGTACGCCCTGCTGGCGGGCAGACTCGCTAGACTGGTCAAGGCCGGTGCGGGCTAGGCTGAAGGCCAACTGATCGCCAACCTGCTTATACTGGTCATTGACCTGGGGGGTGGCGAAGTTCCGGTAAGCCTGTCCGCGAGAGTCAAAGAAACCTTTGTCGAACTTTTCAAACCTTTCGTTTACGTTGCCGATGCCCTGCTTGATGCGGGCTTGGCGCGCCATCTCGTCGGCGCGGGCTTGGGCTGCGCCACCGTCACCGCCTCCGCCACCGAAGCACATTAGGAGATAACCCTCCCGGTCTTGTTTGCAGAATTATTCATCTTAATAGGTCCGTTTGCGAAGGCGTTAGGGTTTTGCTTGGCGATTGCCATACCGACCATCGCGTTGGCTAGTGGGCTTGCTTGGTTTACAGGGGTTACGCCGGTAGAGGGTGAGTATTGAGTCTGCGGACCGGCAGGAGATGCGTTATTAAGACTACGCTTAATCGGATTAGATGTAGGACTTCCACCCTGTCGCAAGTCACCAATGATGCTACCACCGATTCCTCGGAGTTGCTTCAACGGCTTTCCGTACGTCGCTGGGTTTACACTACACATTGGTTTGAGTCGATTGTGTCTCTGCCGGCGGCTTTGTCCAGCAATACAGATAGAACGCTTCACCGGCCTTGCCGTAGTTGGATACCTCACACTCCTTTACCGCGCCGAGCAGCTCCAGCCATCGGTGGGCGACGTCGTGGGTTGCGATGCTCCGGCACTCCAGGCGATGCCATCCGATTTCGTCTAGGACTGGGAAAAACACCCTCTTGGCGAACCTGTGTACGGATAGAGATATCTCGTCGAACCTGTCGGTTGCGAACATCCAAATCGACATGACGCCGTTCCACATGGGCATGGCACCGCAGGCGACGACTGGTTCGCCGTCGTCGGCATGTAGGATATACCCGCCGCCGTTCATCCGCAGGATCGAGTTGCCGAATTCCCAAGGGTCGTCGGTCCATTGGGTAGCGTAAATCTCCGCTTGGTCCTTCGCCCTCATGTTGTGGACGACGTGCTGCACCCCTTCGGGATACAGTTCAGTCGCTTTCATTGAAGTCGAAGTGGGCGATAAGGTTAGCCAATCGCGCGTAGCCGTCCGAGTTACTGGTCATGCGGATGCCTACATGCGTCCCCATCCCGGTAGCCTGGATTCGGCCAAGGGTGAAGGTGGGCTGGCTGACCGTAGCCACAAGATCGCGGGCGTCCGGAGCAACCGGATCCATACCAATCTCGACCGCCCACTCGCCTTCGCAGGTCATATCTAGACCCAAAAGAGTCTTCATGTGCGCCGGCTTGCCTCCGTCCAGGTAGGGTAGGATTACCTCAATCTCGCTGTTGTCGTAGGTATTTCCGTCCAGTCCGCCATAGACGTACACATTCTTCCCTTCCTTGCCGTATACCTTGCCGTCTTTGGTAGTGAATTCCGTGAAGTTATGACCGGAGTCATAGGTAGACCAGGCGGCAACGGAGCTGCTTGGGAAGTACGAGTAGACGTAGATCTTGCTGCCAATAGCCAGCCAGTAGCGTCCATCGATAGGTTCGATGACGGCTGGGCATTTAGCCTTCTGGTCGAAGGTCATGTTGGCGATGTCCGACAAGACCAGTCCGTCAATAGGCGTACCGACGTCATTTACGACGGCTGAATTGGAGCTGTCTCGCGCGCGGATAGACCGAACTCCGGAGTCGGAAAGATAGAAGACGTCGATGTCTCCTACCGAGATGACGCTCTTCTGCCCGAAGGAACCGGTGTTAGCCAGGATCTGCCCCTGTCGATTGTTGGCCGGATCCGTGTCGATGCTCCAAAGCTGGATGGTGCGGCGGGAGAACGAAGCCACGTTACCCTGGTACAGGGCGACAGCCGTAAGCACTTCATTGCCTCCGTTGTTATTGGACATGTTGATGAAGCCGGCGCCGACTCCATCCTGGCCCCACTTGGTGGGCTGGTTTACGCCGGAGAAGAACAGGCTAGATCCAGACGCCAGGTGTGCCTTGGTCTTGTAGGTAAGCGCGGCTACACCCTTGGAATTGGTTACGCGAGTCGCACCCCAATAGATGGGGTTTGCTGCGTCCAGTTCCTTGGTTGCGATCAAGGTGACATTCTTTTCCGGGTAAAAGGTGCTACCGCCGATTGAATAGCGAACGACCTTACGTTTGCCGGCGACGGCGTTGACGCCAAAGTTCATTCCGATGACGCTTCCAATGACAACGTTTCCACTAGTCTTTACCTCGACCGGACGTCCGTTTGGGCTAGAACCAGTACCAGGCAAAGCCGTAATTACTACACGGCCTGCCGAAAGCGTTGCGTTATACTCCGTCGAAGACACATGTGCGTTAATCTTATCAACAACCTGCTGCATAAGATTACTGTGGGATACGCTCCAGTTAGTCGGCGTACCCATGATTTCAACACCATCAACGGTGACAGAAGTAATTGCATTGGTAGATCCTCCGTTAAGAGTACCCATAGTGGCGATAAACCTGCTAGGGTTATATGGGCTTACCGCTATGGAAGCAGGATCAACCAATTGGTGAAGGTCGTAAACTGCGTTAGGATTAGCGTCAAACTCGACTTGGATTAGCTCGCCGTTGGCTTCTACGCCTTTTTCAGCAGGAGCATAAAGGTACATAGAATTCGTGTCATTTCCGCTGTTTGTGTCACGACGATACGAATACGCAGAGTACTTGTGGTTAAGTCCTGCTGTAGAGTTTTCGTTGATTACCTTTGCGATATTAAACAGCAATGATCCCCAGTTTGAGCCTGTGGTGTAAGTCGGTGAATATGTATCAAATCGCAGACCAACCGTGCCACCCCAGCCAAGCAAATCAAGTCCGTCCGTAGCAGTTGGACTAGACGCGCCGACACGGATACTGCGGATGCCTGGGCATGCAGCTGCGTCAAAGTTGCGTCCATCCTTAAACAAGGTTGCCGGCTGTGCATAACCTCCGGTGACGGCAAAAGAACCAGAAGCTAGTACTTCTGCCTTTGGCGCGACATAGTCCTGCAACGTCGAGATGACGACAGGGACAAGAGGATCGGTCGTAAATGAAGGAGTAAAATTCACCCCTTCCGGAGCCGTAACGTCAACGTAGCCAGGAGTGTTTTGCACACCATTTGAACCAGAAGCAGACCATCCAGTAGTTGAATTAGAACCAGAACTTCCACCATTGATTTGCCAAACAATGGTGCCGGCGAAACCATCCCACACGTTGGGACGATTAGCCATCCATGCCTTTGTCGTTCCGATGTAAAAGTCTGGAATAAATTCTCCGTCAAAGTAAGGGATGACGTCTCCGTTATCCCATTTCGTGATGATGAAAGTTTTACCTCCGTAAAGGGTCGTGTAAGGAACGTCCACCAAGGATGGGAAAGGTGCTGAAGCACCAAGCTCCCAACTAGGATGCTTGATCAGTCTGACGTAAACCCCGCTTGTGCCAATCTGAAGTTCATTGCTTGTCGTGCTGCTACCCCAGAAGTCCGTGAAGGTATAGATCTTGTCTGCCGTAGCCTGCAATCCGTGGAAAGGATTGGTGAAGATGTTCTGATTGATGCTTGGGTTAATCAGCTCAAAAGCCTTACGCTTTTCAATCTCACCGCCACGCGACAAGTGGGCGTTGACCAGTTTCTGTAGCGTACCAGGCTTGGCCGTGAGGGGATGCCTCCGAGTGTCGAGGCCGGCTGAAAAGTTCTCGACGACGATATATGCCATAAATTAGACCCTGGTGCTGGGCAGGATACGCGCGCCGTTAAGGAAGCTTTGACCTTCAACAGGCATACCGCCTCCCATCACGAAGACATCATTCTTGATGCCGCTGCCCTTGAGCTTGGTGAACAGTTCGTTGGCAGCACTCATCTTGCCCTGGGCGTCATCAGACTTCGCGCGGGCGAGCATCTCGGCAGCGGCGAACAGGACGATCAGATTGTCGTCAAGCAAAGCCAGGTCGTGGTCATTGACCATCTTGGGCAGTCGCTTGATAGCCTTGAAACGTACGACGCACTCGTTGCTGGAAGGGGTAGGCCAGACTTCAAACTGGTTACCTTCGTAGTGACGCCACCGGGTGGGCGGATCTTCCTTGTCGCCGTCGGCGATGTCCGAAGAGTTATACTGCTCCGTGCCGATGCCGTAGTCCAGCTTGCGCCAGCTGTCCGAGTACTTGACGTGGCATTCCGTGATCCTACCGAAGTCGATCTCTGGGTCGAAACCGTAGTACCGAGAGCCGTTTACCATTTGCTCGTCTCGCTCGATATACGCGAACGGCCAGTCGAACTTTTCCCACAGCCAGGATTGGGTGCGATTAAGGATCTGCTTCAACGCCGGCAGGGAGTTAACTCCCATCGCCACGTTGGTCGAAGCACCGATCTCTGCCCGCAGGGCATCGACCAGCGCGGAGAGCTGGGTGCCGCGAGCCATCGGTTACTTCTTCTTGGAGGTTTCTTCCGGCACTTCGACGCCAACCTCGGCGAGGGTGGTCGGAAGCTTGGAGGTGACTCCAGGGAAGAACTTGGCGATGACGTCATCGCCGTAGAACTTACCAAGGCGATCACGCTCGACGGCCTGTTCGACCGGAGAGACGCGGGACTTCTTGATGTTCACGACAGCATCGTGGCCGTGGAGGGCTTTGATGACGGCGATTTCGGGGGAGGAGACTTCCTTGCGAACGGTGTTCTCAAGGGAGCCGGCGAGTCGGACTTCTACGTTGGCGTATTCCATCCATACATCGTGCCACGGCTTGCCATTGTTGCAAGCAAAAGGGGGTGGCTACTTGCGTAACCACCCCCTGGGGGAGTCTATCGACTACCGATTAGTCGATTTCGTAGACAGCGCAGCCGGTGAACTGCTTACCAACGAGGCCGCCGGTCCAGGTCATGGCGCGGTACAGAACGTACTGGTCATGCGGGCGGGCGGGGTTGTGCTGCTTCTTGTCTTCACCATCCATCACCATGAGGTTGATGTTGTTGGTGTCGATGAAGTAGGCACGGTTCGTGAAGCCCAGGTCATCGAGGGTCGGGTCGTAGACGAACTCACCGATACCCTGCATGGTGATGCCGGACAGACCGATGTCGGTGTTGCCCTTGGCGAAGCCAGACTGGGTGTAGGTACCCTTGCTGGTGATTTCGAGGTCGAGCTTCTCAAGGAAGCCGGAACCGCAAAGGACCAGGGAGGGCTTGCCACCGAAGCGGGTCAGCTGACGAACTTCCTTGCGGAGGAACTCGCTGATCTTCTGCTGGCCGGAGACGTAGACGATGGCGTTCGCACCGACAGCGGCGCGGTTGCGCCACTTGGCGTTCGTAGCACGGTCGATACCGCCGACGGTGCCGGAGGTGGGGTCGTCCGTGATGAGCGAGGTGATGCCGGCGACCTTCTTGGGATCGGCGACGCCATCAGACCAGAGCATCTCGTTGAACGAGCGCGCCCAGCCTTCGGTCATGTCCTTGAGCTTTTCGTCCAGGATGCCGGTGAGGACCGTGAGGTCGCGCTCGGAGTGCTTGGACGTAGAGGCACCGGTGGTGGAATCCGTGACGGAAAGGCCATCGTGCTTCAGCTCGGTGAGCGTAAGCGAGATGCCGGCATGGATTTCCTTCCACTGGTACGAGGCGCGCTTCGTGTTAGCCGGGTTGGCGTACGAGACGGTGTCGTTGTGGGTGAAGCCAGCGATAGCGGTCGTGTAATCAAACGTGACCGGGATGCTGATGTTGCCCTTACCGCCGGGGAAAGTCTTCTGCTTGCCGGTGAGGGCTTTGAGCAGGGGCTTTTCCTGGATGTTCTGGGCGAAGGCCGGACCCTTGATGTAGTAATCGAGGGCCGACGCGGCGATGTTAGCGAGTTCTGCGTTAGAGAATGCCATAGGTTTTGTGCGTTAGCGGGTTTGCATTGCGCCGAGACGAACCGCCTCTAGGAGGCTGCGCGGCTGGGCCGTTGCGTGGGCGGACGACGTGGAGCTTGATACATTGGTGACAGGCCGACGCTGGGGTGCGAATCGGGAAAGCCGCTCCTTGATAGTGGAGTGGGCGCGCTCAACGAGCGCAAGAGCCTCCTCCGGAGTACTCGGCTTTTCCGCCTGCAACATCAGTTTGACCTGGTCGATGACCATCTCCTGTTTGGCGGACCAATCGGGATCCTTGACCCTCATCTGCTGTTCCCAACCAACCACCGCAGAATGGATGTTGCCGCGAGACTGTTGGTCGCGCTGCTGCATCACGTTCGCCTGTTGCTGCTGATAAAGACCGTGCTGTGCTTTGAGCATAGCAAGTTCCTTGGCGCTTTCCTCATCGACGTAACCCTCTTCAACCTTTTTCTGGATATCCGGGGGCAACGTCGCACCGACGAAAGCATCGAGCCGCGACTTGTATTCGCTGATCCTCTTGTGGGCTTCTACCGGGTTGGTCTTCATTAGGGCCATTATCTGGAACCCCTCTGCGACTTCTTCGGTGGACAACCCATTTGACGACATGAAGGTAGTGACCTTTCGGAATTCATCCGATTCGGCGCGGTATGCATCACGCTCCGTGATCATCTCCTTCCAGCGAGGGTGGTTGTGGAACGGCAGTTTCTTGTCAGCTTCCGGAGAGGATTTGCCCTTCGCTGTGTCGTCCAGACTAGGCGTAGAGTTTCCTTCTCCATAGGCGGATTTGCCGTTGGTTTCCGAGTTGGACGAATCCTCGTCAGCCGATCCTTGCGCCGCGCGTTTTACCGCGTCGAGCAGGGATTTAGGCTTCTTATTAGCGTCCTGGTCGCCCGACTCCGACGAGGTAGTCTGGCTATTTTCTTTAGCGTCGGCCGGCTCCTGTGCAGTTTCCTGTACAGGTGCGGAAATGGGTTCTTGCACAGGAGCATTGTCCTGCGTTTCGAGGGCGTCGGTTGGCTCGGTTGGATCGGGCATGAGATTACTATACGCTACGATTTATCTTAAATCAAGCGTTGGGGTACTGGACGCCCTGCGAGCGGATGTCCGCAGGGGACGCGGGAGCGGTCGGTCCGTCCGCACCAGGCGCGCCGGGAGCGGGAGCGACGTTAGTCGCACCGGCGGCACCCTGCATGTTCGGGTCGGAAGCAGGATCGCCTTGGGCGAGCTGCTTCTGGGCGTTCATGGCTACGATGGACGGCAAGGCCGCACGGATCGCATCCGTGATATCCATGCCATCGTCCATGCGTTTGAGGGCTTCCTTCGCCATGAATTCGGGATTCATGCCGGGGATCTGGAGCAGGATTGGGGCGATACGCTCAAAGTTCTGAATCTGGATGGCCTTGTTGGGGCGACCATTGGAGCCGGCTTCGACTTCAAGCATCAGCTCCTGGGCGACTTCGCCGGCGGTAAGCTGCGGCCATACGGCGCCAGGACCGGCGATCTTCATCACGGTCTGCTGGTCCATCTGGACGAGCAGTACCTGCCCGGCAGCCCTTGCCAGTTCGCCGAGGAAGTCTTCAAGGTCGTCCACGTTGGACGACAGACTGGACATGCGGCTGCCTTCGGCGACGGAGACTTCCGTGGCGGTAGATGCGGACGTGCCGCCGAGGTTAGCCTCCTGGCTGCCTACCACACGCATCATGTCGTCCAGTAGCATGGACGTGTCGTACAGGCTAGGGTCGATGGGGGCGTGTTGGACCGGCTGTAGGATGGAGTTGACGGCCTGTCCAGGCGACAGGTTCTGGAGTTTGATGACTGCGTTGGCCGGGTGTGCCTGGAGGTTTGAGATGTCCTTCTCGGACAAGGCACCCTCGTAGGTGGCGTACAGGGGGCGGTTGGCGAAGCGATGCTCGCGGAGAGCCTGTCGCGCGCGGTTGTATTCCTTCTGCACCGGCATCAGCAATCGGACGTCGGAAGGCGGGATGACGTCTCGGTCGGAATCGACTTCGTTGAAGATCAGCGGGAAGAACGGCCAGAAGCGTTCAAGGTCTAGGACCGGTGCTTCCGGTTCCTTGAGGAAGTCGTGGTAGCCGTCGCACACGACGTACACCAGTCCGTCTTTCTTGGAATAGATTTCCCAGATGGTAGCCTTGTCGCAGTTCTCGTCGCCTTCGTTCTTGTCTTCGTAGGCCGTGAATTCCTTACCAAGGTCGATCTTGTAGACTTCCTTCACTTCGTCCAGGTCGAGGACGAATTCCTGGGCGATCCAGTCAGCACCCACGAAGCCGGACAACTGACGGCACTTCGGATCGACGATGATGGAACTGGACATCGGGAAGTCGAAGACGATGCCTTCTCGTACGATGACGTCCTGCTTGGACTGGAGGGAATTGAGGAGCAGGCGGAGCTGTTCCATCTTCTCATTGTCTTCAGAGAACTTCTCGTCCTGCTTGTCAGCACCGAGACGCTCAAGTGTCGTCATCTGCTCCGTGATGTCGGTGATACGCTCCACGTCTTCCGGACGCTTCTCCATCGTGCGCTGGTAACCGATCTTCACATAGCCCACGCCGTTCACGCATGTGCGACGGACGAGCTGTTTCATCTGCCCTTTGAACGAAGGCTGCTGCTCCTGGAGCTGATAGTGGGCGACAATCTCAAGGGTCTTCGCCACCTTGTCCAACATACGGCGACGCTCGAAACCCTGCTGGGCGTCCTGGATCGTCTGAATCATCACAGGATCCATGGGCTGTCCGGTCGCCATCGAATTCTGCATGGACGTCTGGATGGACTGGAAAGACGACATGTCGCCCTCCCAACTGGCGAAGTCCAGAGTCTCGCGTCGCTTGGCGACGAACTTCGGATTCTTGGCGTACAGGGCGGAGACTCGCTGGCCGACGTGACGCTGGACGATGTTGGCGACGTAGCGGTCATCGGTGTCGTTGGACGACCATTGCTTGCCCATGTAGAAGTCCGTGTCTTCCTTCATCTTGTCAAAGGACTTCTTCCAATGCTTCTTGGCGCGTTCCACCTTCTTGACGAGTGCCTTGACCAGGGCGGCGCGGGAAGGACCGGGCTTTTCGGCGTCGCGGGTGATCGCCGACAAGGGCTTAACTTCCGGCTGCATCGGTTCTGCCGGGAATCCCTCGCTCTCGTATTCGTTTTCCATTTAAAGTATTTATGTTCAGAAACCGCCCATCTGCAAGAGATTGCGTCGCGCCTCGTCCCACTTGGCCGACATCTTCACCCATGCGAGCGTACCGCTCCTGGGGATGTCGGAGGGTTTCTCATAGGTGCGGGACGCGCTGACCATAGTGCCGAGCAGCAAGCCGACCAGACCCATAGCGTCCACGAAGTCATCGTGTCTGGCTGAAGGGAACTTGAGCATTTCAGTCTCCGCGTCTGCCCACCAGGGGGCGAACTTGGGGAAGAAGACCTTGCCCATCGCCATGCGTCCACGGATCGCTTGCGCGCGGGTCTGCTTGTCTTTGACCGGGGTAATCTCCTCCACCACAGTCCAGATGCCTCGCTCCTGCTGGACTTTCCGCAGGAACGGACCGATGGACTGGGAGATATGGCCGCGTTCCGCTCCCCACTTAGCGGGCTTGTGGCGGGACATCAAGTCGATCATGCCGTCGATGACCTGGTCCGTAGACGCGCGACGCCACCACACGTCCGGCAGGATCCATACGTTGTCTTCCTCGTCTAGGCCGAAGGGAAGCAGCACGGTCTTGTCAGCCGTCTGGGCTGTAGACACGGCATGGTCAGATACGCAGTAGTATCGAAGGTTCTTGGGCAGTTCGCCAGGATACGGCTTCAACCAATCACGGCGGAAGAAGTCGCCGTCGTCTGGGGTAGGCTTGCCTTGGTACAAGGCCGAGAAGCCTTTGGCGTTCAGCCGGCGAATCTCATTGAGGAAGTCCAAGCCATAACGCTCCGGCCATAGGGCTTGACCAGGTTCGCGTTCCATCGGGTCGTTCTCCACGGCAATCGCCGGCAACGCCAGGATACGCCAAGACTGTGCGACTTCGTCGTTGTAGCAGGGATTCTTCGGGTCGGTGAGGCGACCCACTAGGTCATCCTCATGCCACCGGGTCATAATGATTACCACCCTGGCGCCGGCCATCAGTCGGGTCATAGCCACTTGAGTGAACCACTCCCACAGCTTGTCACGCTCACGCTTGGAGTCGGCTTCCTCGCGGTCCTTGATCGGGTCATCGATGACCAGCAAGTCAGCACCACGACCAGTAAGGCCGCCACCCACGCCAACGAAGTTGGCTAGTCCGCCTTCCTCGGTCTGGAGTTTGTCGGAAGACTGGCTGCCGGTCCGCAGCTTGCACCCAGGGAAGACCTGGCGGTAGGAAGGCGACCGCATGATTTCACGGACGGAACGTCCGAAGTCTTGCGCAACGTCGGCGTTGTAGGTGGCGAAGATGACCTGGCGGTAAGGATCCTTGCCCAAGAACCAGGCAGGGAAACGCCGTGACGCCAGTTCTGACTTACCATGTCGAGGC